CAAGTAGATAAAAAAGGTAGAAGATGGGTTGAAATGTCTTGGTTTGAATTTGCATTAGGTAGAAATGTTCCAGCTGGATACAATAAAATAGAAAGAGGTCTTAACGTATTAATAAGAGAACTTGTATTAAAATATCTTGAACCAATATTAGGAAATAAAGCACGAACCGAACATGAATTTTATCTTTGGGGTAATATGAAAAGACATTTAAAAGATAGCAAAAAATTAGGTTTAGTAATAAAAGATTATTTTGATGGTGTAGAGGAGGTACTTAAAAGCAATAAGAAAGTAATGGGTGAAATATTTTATAGTTATGCAAAAAAAAGAATGAATGATGGTGCTTGGGATGAACAAATAGTCAATAATATTAAGATTAAAAAAGTTCATATTTTAAGAGATGAAGTAGATGATGAAGACTTGGAAGATATATCTGCAGTTTATCCAAAACCAGCTATGATAAAGCCATGGGATTCTTTTACGGATTTAGAAACCTATACAAAACAAGTTGCCAAGACGGAATTAAGTAAATGAAATCATTTAAACAATATATTGATGAAAGAATGCTGAGTATTCGACAAAACGTTGATCGGATGAATATCTATTGGAAAGACCTTGACCACATGGCTTCTGATGAACGAAAAAAGAAAAATATGAAAACCAGATTCGCTATTAAAAATATTAAACTTGATAAAAAAGGTAACATCTTATCATTTGAGTCAGTTGAAGAAGAAATTGATGCACACGCAAAAGTAATGGCTAAAAAAGGAGATAGTGCAGAAGCAATTAAAAAGATGCATCCAGAAATTACTGATGATGAATTAGAAAGCCTTATGGGTAAAAAGGAAGATAGAGATTACAAACATGAATATAAGAAGTTCCAATCATCAACAAAGAGTAAAAAGTACAGGGCCGAGTTGAATAAGTATAATAGAGACAAAGGAACTTATGGTAATGGTGATGGAAAAGATGCATCACACAAAAATGGTAAAATAGTTGGAATGGAAGATCAGAGTATCAATAGAGGTAGAGCAGAAAAAAGTAGACTTATTGGATCAAAAAGACATAAATGATTAGTTTAACCGAAATCGCAGCCAGAAACTTTAAGAGAATTCGTGAAGATGAAGAATTGTCTGAGGATGTACCACTACGTGTAGCCGTTAAAGGTGGTGGTTGTGCAGGTTATGAGTATAGTTTAACATTTGGTGAACCAGCGAAGAAAGATTTAATATTTGAATCAAACGGTTTACCAATAGTGATAGATCGTAAGAGTCATATAGTAGTAGATGGACTGGAGATAGATTGGTCACAAGACTTATCAGCACCAGGACCGAGATTTCAAAATCCAAGAGCCTCCTCAACGTGTGGTTGTTCTACTAGTTTTTCTATTAAACAAGAACAGTTTGATAAGCCTGTGTGGATGAAGAATTAAGTGGCATTTTTAAGAATACCATATTTTCCAGACCCTAATTATACTTTTAAAACTACATATACAAAGAGACTTAAAAATGGTAATATGGTTTGGATTGTACAAATAATTTCAAATAAAAAACTTTCTAGGAAATAGATCAATTATGGCTTATTCAGAAAAAGTATTGGAGCATTATGAAAGACCACACAATGTTGGTAGTTTGGATAGTGGGAGCAATAGGGTCGGTACTGGTCTTGTGGGTGCTCCTGAGTGTGGGGATGTTATGAAACTACAAATAGAGGTAGATGAAAATGAAAATATCATCGATGCCAAGTTTAAAACGTTTGGTTGTGGTAGTGCAATAGCTTCTTCAAGTCTTGCAACAGAGTGGGTTAAGAACAAGACGGTAGATGAGGCTAGTATGATACAGAATACAGAGATAGTGAAAGAACTATCTTTGCCACCTGTAAAAATACATTGTAGTGTTTTAGCAGAAGATGCAATCAAAGCTGCGATCAAAGATTACAGAGAAAAAAATGAAACAATTTAAAGAATTTCTAACAGAAGAAATATCAAAAGAAACACAAAAACTAACAGAACTTTTAGTTGATTCAATATATTCTCACTACATAGATGAGTATAACAAAAATTCAATAGCATGTGTAGGCTGGTTAGATGGTACTGATAATGCATTTGTAAGATTTCAAAAAATATATGAAGCCGGAATTGGTGATGATGATTCGATTTTAGATGTCGGTTGTGGAGTAGCACATCTTCATACATATTTGACAAATCAAGGATGGACTGGCAAATATCTTGGGTTTGATCCAAATAAAAAAGCAATTGAGTTAGTAGATGAAAATATCAATGTAATGGAAGGTACTATAGAAGCACTACCTGACTTTATGAGATATGATTGGGCTATTGCAAATGGTGTTTTTAATTTAGGATTGAAAGAGGAACATACATTTTGGATTATTGAAAATATGCTATCTCATGCTGATAAAGGAATTATATTTAATATGTTACAGGCACCGTATCCCGATTCTAATTATGAAGCATATGATCCAGAAGATATAAAACAAAAATTAAGTAAATTTGATCATAGCAAAATAGAAATTGTTGAACATTACATGAAAAATGATGCAGAATTTACTATTTATTTTTATAAAACATAAGGATTTATGAACAAGCAATTTAAACACTATCTAGTAGAATTCGATTCACCTCAAATTTATTGTGATATGGATGGAGTGTTAGCAGATTTTCAAAAAGGTGTTAAAGATATGATTGGAGGTAAATTCTCTGATGCTAGATGGGATGAATTGCCAGATGATTTTTTCTTACAATTAGAACCCATGCCTGATGCAAGAAAATTATGGGATTTTATTGGAAAATATGATCCATTTATTTTGACAGCAATTCCCAGATCATCAAGAGGGCCGATTTCGGCACGTGCGGCCGATGATAAAGCTCGATTTATGAAAAGGTGGTTTGGAATAGATCAAAAAGATATGTATCCTGTACAAAGAAAAAATAAAGCAAATTTCGCTATGGATGGTAGAGATGGTAGACCTAACATACTCATTGATGATCATTTAGGTAATATTCAAGAATTTAGAAAGGCACGAGGAATTGGAGTCCACCATAAAAGTGCGAGTAATACAATCAAACAACTGAAAGAAATCGGATATAAATGAGGACTTTATGAATGAATTATTAAATTTTAGTAATACTGCAGAATGGATAATGATAGGATTAGTCGTTTTTTCGTCATTCTGGATATTTCTATTTAATTATAGACAAGATCACAAAGAAAAGTATAATGGTCATTGGCCGTTAATTGCACTTGATCTGCTTATTAATATGGGAATGTCTGTAACTGGATACATGTTAATTTTAATTGTATTCACTAATGTTGACCAACTTCAAGGCTATAAGGATTATCACTACCCTATTGGATATCTTTTTGGACTCACCTCTAATGTGAGTATTCCAATTGTTCTCAAGTGGTTCGGCGAACAGATAACTAAAAAATTGAATGAAGTAGGGAAAGGGAAATAGATTATGGCTGAAAAAGAAAAACCCGTTGCAAACGGAAAAGACCAAAAAATACTACAGCATGATATTGAAGAACTAGACAAAAAGATAGAAGATGTCGTACAGCTGGAACTTGCAGAAAAAGATCAAATAGTTGCAAGTAAATCATTTATCTATGTTATTATTGCACTTCTAATATACTTAATCTTTATGGTTATACCAGATATAGATGAAAAAGTTACATATATGGAACAGGATCTCAATTCTATTCTAGTTCAATCAGAACGATACAAAAAATCAACTAGAGTATTTACGAAGGATAATCAATGTGCATCATGTCATTTGGCACCAGATTATCTACTCCACAACTTACTTACTAAGTATCCAAGTTTCTCTGATGTTAAATCCTTCATGTCTGTTGGACATCAACGATATTATACTATGACTACTCCAATACCTGATGCAGAATTACAATACATTTATCGGGCGTTGCAATGATATTCTTTGGAAAAACTATTGCTTGTTTGGCATGGATATTCTGGATAATGATTGTAGATAATTCTGCAATAGGTAAAGATAATAAGTCCATGCCAATGATGGATCATAGTAAGATGACTTTATCTGAAGTGGAAAAAGTCAAAAAAATGGTGGTGGTACGAGATAGTTATATTAAAAAACCAGAATACGTACCAACATATGGCACAACCTTCCAAAGAGTAAAAGCAAGAGGAAAAGTTATTTGTGGTACGAATCCTGACTTTCTAGGGTTCTCAGTATTACAAGGAGAGGCTGTAGGATTTGATGTTGATATTTGTCGTACAGTAGCTGCAGCAGTATTCGGTGATGCAAGAGCAATTGAATTCATTGCTACAAATGGAAAGACTCGATTTGAATTCCTAATAGATGGAACTATAGACATTCTTTCGGCCGCTACTACCTACACATTCACTAGAAATGTACTTAAAAAACTAGAGTTTGCCCCCACCACATACTATGATGGTCAAGGATTTATTGTAAGAAAAACACTTGGTGTATCTTCAGCAAAACAACTAGAAGGAGCAAAGATTTGTTTTAGTTCTACTGGAACTGGTGCAAAAAACATTGCGGACTTCTTTGCAACTCATGAAATAAATTACATTCCTATTCCTGTACCACCAGACAAGAATGCTAAAAATGTATATCTGGATGGTGAGTGTGATATGTATGGAACTGATAGGTCTGGTCTAGCTTCTAATAGATTAGGTTTCAAAGATCCTGACAGACATATGATACTTCCCGAAATTATTTCCAAAGAACCTCTAGGACCAGTTATTAAGTATGGAGATCAACAATGGTCTGACATAGTAAGATGGTCAGTATTTGTTCTATTCATTGCAGAAGAGATGGGCATCAACTCAGAGAACATTGATACCTTCAAGGACAACATAGACCCTAACATTCAAAGATTTATGGGTGAGAAGAATGGATTAGACCATCCTAATCTTGGTGCGAAATTGGGGTTGCCTGCTACTTGGTCGTATGATATAATAAAAAAAGTTGGTAACTATAAAGAAATATATAATCGTAATGTTAAAACAAAATTAGGACTAAGTAGAGGACTTAATAAGTTATATACAGATGGTGGGCTGTTATATGCACCACCACTAAAATAATGTATATCAAGATGGGTGGGAAGAAAAATATATTCAACAACGTACCAGAAGATAGAACTGCTGTTGATAATATTTTTAGATTAAATGTCTCCAATCAGATGAGACTGAATCAGATGGCTGACCAAAAGGCTAACATAATGATTACAGTTTCGGCGATTGTATTCTCAGTTACGGTTGCAGAATTAG